GTACCACCAGTCGAAATCGTTGGGTGTACACGTAACTTGTGAGTTCGGAATCTATCATCCACATGCAAGTTGGACATTGCAGGAGTGAGATCTTCTCTCGTAGGTAGGCGAGGAATGATTCTATTGAATTTATATATTTCTTCCAAAAGACCTAAAGTCTCGTCATACTTATCACCAAACATTGCTGGATTGCCTCTTCTCTGGGAAAGAAGGTGGCAGGCGATCCATGTAGCCCAACGTCTGACGAGATAGGAGGTGCTCAGGTCTTCTTCAGAATAGTTCATCCCGCAGTAGAAGTTGATTAGTTCAGTAGCTTCACCAACGATCTCGTCCATCATTGCAGCTTCAGAACTACCCTGACCTAGATCATCCCCACGCAGGTTAACCCCACTAGAGCCAAATATTCTAACTATCTCGCTACGAGATGTGTATGTAAATGCAAGTGATTCTACCATTATGTCACCTTATTGATCTGTCTGACGAAGATTTCTAGTTCATGCTTCCCTGCCTTTGAACCCGAACTCCATGTATATTCAAATAGAGCAATATGATCTTCGTACCCATTGGTTCTTACATCACTGGTGACGATCACATTGTCTGTAGGCTGTAGAGTCCAAGTAAGTACTCCTGCCTCAGTATAAACTACGTTATTAGTATTTTTTACATCCTGATCATTGCGACTATTAATCACGGTGTTAGTATAAACATCATACAATGTTAATGTGAGTGTAGTCAGTGCGCTCAGAGGTATAACTACTCCAGCCTCATCCTTCAAGGTAACTACATACCTTGCAGTGGACCGTTCCTCTACTCGTCTTTCTTTGTCTGTTAGTTTAGATTGCGACATGGGAAATTACTCTATAGATTCTGATGTTATTGTAGGTTGGGTGAAGGTTTCTAATGCTGCTGTCGATCCTGAAAAACTTTCTATTGATATGTCTGAATCTATAAAAGACTCAGCTTGAATGCTGGCAACATCGAATCCTTCGTTAGTAGCGGAGGGTTCTGTAAATGATGGAACTTTCGAGATCTTTAGTAGATCACTACGTAATCCTGACAAAACCGCCCGAGCTACTACTGTTATTCTAGCAGGTGTTAGCTGAGGATTATAAACATCTATTTTAGCTCTTGCAGGAGTAGGAGCTACAATTGTGTTTATTCCTATTGTAGGGGACGGAGTTGAAGCTTCTCCAGTAGCTTCAGATGGAGCTAATGAGAATGATGACAGTACTAGTTCAGGTCCTAGCACTGTGGGTTTAGAACTAAGTACGCTGGGGGTGATTGCATACCCGCCCAGTATTACAGATCCCACTGAGGAAGACGTATCTACTGAAGCAGGCGACAATACCAAAGGACCTGAAGGAGCTTCTATGACTGTGGGTCCTGAGGTTCCTGCATCCGAGGTTGCAGTGAACGAGGAAATGCCTAGCACAAATGTCGTAGGTGTGCTCGCATCAGAGGTGGCAGCAGAAGGAGTAACTGTGACACTTCCGAAGATCAATGTAGGGTTGGTAGCAGATGTTTCTGCTGTAGCAGCAACTGGAGAGATGTAGTGTTCCACATCTCCCACAGAACAGGACACTTCTGCAGTAGCTGCGGATGGGGTCACCGTAATGCTGTTAAGATTTATTCCTGAGGATAGGGACAGTTCGTTAACGCCCGCTTTGGCAGTAGCTGGAGCTAGAGATATCGTTAGGTTAAGCGATGCAGAAGTTTCTGCTGATACAGTTGCTTTCTCAGGAAGTATTGTATAGCCACCAAGGATTACTACGGGGTCCGATCCCCCAGCATCTGCAGTAATGGCTTCTAACGAGATCGCCACATCTGCTAGATCATCTGAAATACCTCCGACATCTGCATTGGCAGTAGCGGGCGATGGCACTACAGAAATGCTAGCTGCTATAACTGTGGGGTCGACAGTAACAGCATTTGCTGTGATTGTTCCAGCAGATGGGGAGACTTCAGGATCTATGCCAGAAGCTTCTGCAGTAGCTGCGTTGGGAGAAATAGCTTCAAGGATAGTCCCGAGCGCAGTTCCAGCATCTGCAGTAGCGATGAAACTTGAAAGAGCTATAACCGATATTGAAGTCTGAGCATCTGATGTTGCAGAAAACCCACTCAGCTTGAACGTAATGGACAGTCTTGCAGTCTGTGCTTCTGCAGTGACCGCACTAGGAGTTACTGAGATAGAAACCAAGTTTAAAACAACTGTGGGATTTACTGTTACAGCCTTCGCAGTAGTTGCATCAGGAATAACAAAAATAGGCACTCCTAATACTTCAGGATCTACAGCCCCAGTATTTGCAGTAGCTGCACTGGGAGTAACTGTGACTGAACCTAAAATTATCGTAGGAGCTGCGGTATCAGCATCTACAGTAGCAGCAGATGGGGTTATAGAGAAAGAGCCTAAGGTAGCTGTAGGATTTACTGTTACAGCATCTACAGTAGCAGCACTAGGGGTGATTGGAGGGTCTGAAATACTTACTGTTGGTGGGGAGACAGTTACCGCTTCCGTAGTGGCAGCAGACTGGTATTCACCCTGAGTTGATGCTTCGCAAGTGGCGGGGCCGGGCGTAAGGACTGTGACAACTGCTGCGGCACAGCCTATATCTGGTAGCATGTTCCAGTTAGTGCTTGGATCTCTCCAGCTAGTTCCAAATATATCTACATTACTGGCATAACCAGTCGCCCCAGCTTCTACACAAGCATTGTAATATCCATGGGGCTGGATTGTTGGAGGGGTGGTTCCAGCCCACTCCGCATAATACGGTGGGGGTGTCGGTCTTAGCTTGAGAGCAGGGTTTGTACTACTAGTTATAGACACCCCATCAGACGCATCCCTTGCCCCATATCCGGGACCGCTCCCTAAGCTAGCAGATGACGAACCTTGTGAGAAATTACTGCTGCTTGACGAAGAACCTGCAGAATCATCCGTTATTTTGAAGCTCCCCGAATAGGCGAGATTGTTGACAATCGCACAGGCAGGGGACAGGTAAAATGCATAAATAGTCCCACCAGAACTGGATACATGTACGGAGTTATGGTAACAATTCGCACCTCCAGTAGCGGTAGAATCACTTTGCCCAATCCCCGTAGTACCTGCGGAGATTCCCCCACTGGCACTAATTCTAGTCACAAAATTATTTCTGATCGTTCTACCAGTTGATCCTGAAGGGATTGAGGAAGCTTGAGCCCCTATAATCTTTATCCCATATCGTTCCTCCTCCTCGTCATCTTCAGGGTCAATATTATCAATAACCATGTTTTGGATGAGGACATTGAGTGTCGCTCCAGAGGAGATCTCTACCCCTGTTGTCCCCGCAGTTGCGAGTCGTCCCGATATTCCCAGCCATTCAACAGTAAAATTATTACACCCTATGACTATGGGAGTTAGGGCTGAAGACCCATCGTGTTCTATTCTCGCACCAGAACCAGTCGTACCATTATGCCTGCTATCTGGGTGGACAGTCAGTTTGATACTATTAAGAGATCCTAGTGAGGAAACACTTGCAAAGTGGTTCGAGTCAGTCCAGATGGAATCGTTATGGCACTGCCCGACTGCATCGTCTGAAGAGGCATATACATCCGAATTACCGAGGTCTGTTGCCCACTCCCCCGGAGATCCGTAGAACCTCCTAAAAGTGGCTTCTGCTTGGCTATATGACATGTCATACAGCTCACACGGAGACTGCTCACCCCAACCAAGAGTGTCTTCCTCAACAAAAACAAAGGTGAGCGTACTGCCCGAAATATTAGTCACTCTGTATGTGAAAGTAGCAGAGTAGGATGCTACGTCTTCAATGGTAGCCTTATCGCCTACCGACACCCCTGAAGGGGCTGAAGAAAAGGTGACCGCATAGCCTGAACCGCCCCCACTACCACTACAACCCGTTGGGGTTGCAGTAGCAATTGAGTTGTTTGTCCCAATACTAGTGATTATCGTTGCCACACTCGAACCCTATGGATTAAGGTTCTAACAGATTCATTTCTAAATCTTGAAGTGTCAAAGTCTGACCAGAGCTAACAGATCTATTAGATCCTAAGTCCCAGTAACAATAGACTTCCCGACTACCCTCTGTGCCATTGTCATCAACCATTACTGCATATCGTGCATTGGTAATAGGACCTGCAAACGTGCAGTCTTTTATTTTCATGACACCTTTATCATTGGTGTCATCTTCTGAAGCGGAGACAGACGTGTCGAAATCCGTTGTATTCAAATCCAACTCGAATTCCTTTCCCGTCTCAGTAATCTCAGTCAACTGACTAAGAGTATTCGTATCTGCTACTGGAGCAGTTGCACTTGTAACAAGGTACACGTACAGGTGTCCCGGAGGTGTCTCCGAATGAAAAAAATTACGAAGTATTTTTGCTTTACCTTTGTTAGTAAACCCAGCCATTAGCTATTCTCCTATGTGTATAAATCACCAGAAACTGAAGTAGAGATCCAAGCACTAACTGAAGTACTGCTCCCTACAGACGATACATTAACTCTGACTTTGCATGAATTTAATGCAAAACTAGAAATCCCATCTTCTGTGTATGTGGATGCTGATCCAACATCCACCCAAGTTGTGCCTCCATCTGGAGACATTTGTAATTTTACTGTCGCAGTATCCCAAGTCCCAGAAGCTACGATCTGCCCTTCACCTTTATTGAAGTTATACGTAGAGCTATTGGAGTTTGCTGAAACTGCGTTAAGTACTTTAGTGAAAGACATTGTTATCCCTTTACGAGTAAGTAATATTTATATGGGGAGCCTGACCTGAAGAATGATCATACGTTCTCACGGTCAAGTCCCAATCTGAGGAAGTTGTAGGAGTATGAAGATAGATCGTCATGGCATTCCCACTCGCCCACCCCGCCCTATTTACAATTTCCTGTACGATAGTTTTAATCTCTGGACTTTCTATAGAACCGCCACTGATTGACCCAAACGTCCAACTAACGGTAGCGGAGGTCTTGGTAGCAGAACGTATGTGCCCTTCGTTAGTAGGTATGGCAGCAGAGTTCACATCATTACCGTCAATAGTCACACTCTTTCCAGTAGCACTGCTACTTGCTGGAGTATAAAACTTTATTGTAGCGGAGTCGATTGTCGATCCTTGAGGTATTGTTACACCTGTTATTCTGGCAAAGATGGACCATGAGTACCCGTCTGCTGCTCCTATCTCATCTGGTGCTTGATAGCCCACCTTCATCGTAGTCGCATTGTTATTGAATGAATATGTGCTTCCTGATTCATAGGGACCAATGGTATCTATGTGATAGCCATCACTGGTGGAGGAACCTGTCTGCTTATCAAAGTCAGTGCTTCCTGAAGAAGCAGCTGCATCCATATTCGGATGTACTGCAATTCCTCTGGAGGGACTAAAACTGGTCGCTATGGATACAGCCCTGCTTATACGTGTCATTTGTACCGAGCTCCTTTAGGATGCTTGTACTTGGAAGTTGGTTTTGCGTCTTCAGTCACAACCATTCTTCGTGACTCTTTGAGCTTCCGTCTCTTAGTGTCGATCTTCTTACGGTAGGCTGCAGCTTTCGCCTTGCCTTTTGCAGTGTAACTAAAGCGTTTTCCATTTACTTTTGGCATGTTATTCAACCTCTTCGCAGTGGGGACAAGGATCTTCGAGCCCCGCATTTAATTTTTGCAACCCAATGTCTAACACTAGATAAGTAATATTATATGATTTTCTGCAATCGGGGCATATCAAAATTTTACTTATAGTAGCCATCTACGGGTCTAACCTGTCGACTAGTTTATCAAGGGCAGCAACTATTTTCTCATCCCTACGCTCATGTTTCCGCTGCAGGTTGTCTATTAACACTTCATAATGATCCCGCTGAGAGGAAGATTGGGTATTAAAGCTCTCCTGCATGTCCGTTATCTGTGCCTGATGGCGAGGCATGACGACTCTGGTGGTGTACCAAAGATACCAACCTAAAAGACCTGTAGCACTCACAGTTCCCCACTCAAACCCAATTACAGAATCACTTGCTGCAAGGAGGGGCGGTAGGAAGGCAAAAAGTATTTTCATGATGCTCCTGTAAAGAAAAAGCGGACTACAGACTAAACGCCCGCAGCCCGCTTTTTGTCTTCAATCAAACTGGATCTTAGAAGTTCGCTACTTTACCGTAAGCAATAGACTTAGGTACGTAGAGGACTGGAAGACCGTTGTCAATCATTTTCAATTCAACACCAGCAGGGTCAATTGTGTTGGTTGTCCAACTGTGGAAACCGTAGACCTGCTTACCGTTGTCCATGATATTTTCTTTCACGAACTCGGAAGAGTTGATGTATCCAACCCAATCTGCACTTGGATCTGGCATGAAAATCGCATAGTTGTCAGGGATAAACATGCTACTATTAGCAGCAGTATCACTGTCAACTGATTGATTTACATTCAAGACACCATCGTAGATGTGGAATGTTTGAAGTGGGAGCCCACGGAATACAACGTCAAAACCACTATCGGGAATTCCCTCTGCAGAGGATTGCTGACGAGCAGTCAACGAATCGAAGATTCGATATGCTGTACCAGCAGTGTTCTGCAGGCTAGTGTTATTGAGAAGCATTTCGAACGTAGTGCTATTAATCCAAATATGACGCAATGGACGACCGTGTAGTCGTTCAAATGCACGATTCATATTCAAAACATGCTTGATCACGTTCGTGGAGGCAGTTTGCCATCCAGCATCAATGATGTCGGAACCAGTACCCATATCAAGTTGAGATAGGTGTTCAGCAGGCATACTGTAATCGATATCGAAAGTACCAGCACCCTTCTCTACAGGAACCCATGTCTCACCAGTCTGCAATACACCGAAGCCACCTCGCAACATGCGTGAGATCATAAATTCACGGGAGTTGCGGAATCGCTGCGTTAAGTATTCTAACTGACGATTGATATAGTTTTGCCCATTAACATCGACGACACCAAACTGTTGACCCAAAGGTCGAGTTCGGAAAATTTCTTCGTGAAGAAGAGTCATCTTTTCGTGAGCACGATAAGCCACAGCACTGACATGACCGACTGCTTTACGCTGTACAGTCGCTGGACCCGTACCGGGAGCACGACCTTCAGCAATCAATCGAGTCTTATCAAAAATGTCCCAACCGAGGTATCGACCAGACACATTTTGCGTCGAAGCTTGTCCCGGTAACATCCCAAAGAAACTTTGGAATAATGTCATCGGGGTTTTGATGCGGGAGACTACCCGTGTGATTACGGGAGTCTGCATCAACTGTTGGAGGGTGATTTCACCAGCCATATCTAAATTCTCCTAGTTAAATCAGTCTACTACCGTAAGGGTATTAGCACCGTGATGAACAACAAGCCACGCAGCACCATCGCTATAGATTTCAATAAACCCGCCAATTTTTTGGCTGGAAGTACTGAAAGCGACACTGTCAGCGTCAGCTTCATTAAATGTAATCATTTTGTCAGAAGTACCGCTGGTGATTGTCACATTCTGATCCGCAGTTACGTAAAAACCATAACGTAAGCCTTTCTTAGTGTGCCCATCCGCATCCAGCGTAAAATTAACTGCACCTGAAGCACCAGTGTTCGTGAACATGGTGTCATGGTCGCCTTCAGTTACGCTGTAGTCAGCTGTCTTAGCGATTACGTTGCGGTATCCGCCAAAATTACTACCTTCCAATTGATCTGAAAAAGTAAACCGTTTATCTAGCTGCGTACGAATCAAGTGTTCGTTTGCGTTGCCAGAAAGCCCGAAGTTAGTACTGCCGGGCACTAGAACTCGGTCACCCTTGAGGAATCCCCAAGTATAAACCCATCCCAACCAACGATCCGCATTCGCACCGAGTCGAGACATTTTTTGTGAGTATCCGAGTACTCCATAAACATTTTGTGATCCGTCTGTTGCTGCTGGGTTCCATTCCTTCAGCTTACCGCTGGCAGTAATGCGACCTAGTAACAAGCCCGGACGTAAAACATCTGTGTAGCCTGTATTGCCTGCATCTCGTGCAGACCCATCAATAATAGAACCGATGAACGCTTCCTGCTCAAAACGACCCCACCAGAAAACATTTTCACTTGTTTCTAGTGCGGATTGTGCAGAAGGGAGTCCAAACGCTCCTGTGAATTCGAAAGACATATCCTCTTACCTTTCATAGGGGGGATAAATTAGCTTTTTACATGTCCGGTGTTTTTTAGGAATTCCAAAGCAACATCATCAGGAGAAGTTTCATCCCCAACTGAAGGATTTGCTTCTTCTTGTAGGTTTAACCCTACTGGAAGTCCAGTAACACCCGACTGCGACATAGCCAAAGCGAGTTTGTTAAGGTCTTGGTTAGAACTTGATCCCCCCAAGATATTAGTAGTTAAGGACGTTGCAGCTTCTAAAGCATCCATAATTTTGGCTGCTGCGCATTCTGCAACGCTTCCATCATCACCGAAGGACATCTGGAACCCATCAATCGATGGATTTAAATGTTGCCCAGCATATTCTTCAGTAATTTTTCCTTCTTTAATGAGACTATCACGACGAACAGCAAGTTGTTCCTTGTGCTGATTCCCAATATGACCCATCAAAAATTTGACGGTATTCTGGGCAGCTTGGAATTTAGGATGAGACATTACTACCTCTTCCAATTGCGTATCATCGGTGGTTGCCTCTACGTTTTCTTCACTTTTTTGTGACATAGCAACTGGCGCAGGTTGTTCCTTTGCGCCCTCCGGTGGTTGTGAAACAGATTTCTCTTCTGGATGTTCAGAAGCTTTCTTCTGACGTAAAGCAACCAAAAGTCTTTCCGTAAAATTAGTATCGTTGGTATCTTCAGGTAAGTCAATTGCGACTGCTCTGAGGGCATCCAACAAAGCGGGAACTCCGTTCGCAGAGTTCTCACGTTCAGGCTTAAGACCAACAGGGTTGGCATTAAGTTGTTCTTCAGCTTTTTCTGGTGATGCCATTTCAAGTGGCTCCGTTAAATGTGACATAGAGAGAGCCAATCCTGCCTCATCTCCAACTGGCATAAAGTTACCTTGCCCATTCTCTATGGGATGCGTAACTAATGCAATGTGCATTAAAGAATCCTTCCATTCATTACCAGATCCATCTTTAAAGTCAGGTCTGACATAAATAGAGGTTTCTTTTACGTTCTTACCAATTTTGACAGCATCTTCACTTTGGGGAACTTCTAATTCTCCCCACAAAGTTCCGTCCTCTACCCAAAGGTTTTCCCACCACCCAGCATTCATATCACTGCGTGGTAAAGTCCCATCATCACCAGAAGACATTGGCATCGCCTTCTCGCTGTGGTTCCAAGGGGCAGGAACCGATACACCAGCGTCTTTCATTTTATTGAACTGGGTTTCCCAGTGCGAAAGACGTTGACTATCAATTTTTACTTTTCGTGGTTTATCGCCCGGTATGGTATAAACACCAGTAGTGACGATTGGTTTTTTAAAACGCATTAAAATATCTACCTCGTATAAAATACATTCTACAGGTATTCTTATAATATAATATATGAATCTTCGTTTGATAACAAATTATTTTGTTATCAAAATCATTATTAAAGACAACCCAAATAACGGAACTCAATACAATGGGACTTACAGCCAGCCAGTATACCAACCTTTTTGAAGTAATTGGTGAATATGTTCAACGAATAAATGACTTTGTGACAATTGTTTCAGATTTAGAAACTGACCGAAGTCAGATCGAAACTGAGATGCAAGCCAACAGTGCTCCCATAGCTCTCTATAGTGATAATACCATAATCTTCGACGGTTTTAAAAATGCAACCGTTGGATGGATCGCTTCTTTGACAGCTAAGATAGATTCAGTATTAAATAATGATGACCTAGTTTTAGACCATTTTACTACGACAGCTGGGTGGGAAGGGACACTCATTGAGATTATCAATGATATGAATGCTACTTCACAGTCCATACTTAGAAATGTAATAACTGTTAGCTCTGTTACAGAAAGTAAGACAAACTCTACTGCAGGGACTGTCTTACTAGACTCAATTCTGGATGGATATAACTCTCCTACAATCGGTTCTATAGCTTACGAAGCATACAATGGGGTCACTAGTGAAATGGGACCCACTTCAGATTCTTTGACAATTGCCTGCGTCACAGATTCAGTAGTCTCAGAGATCACAGAAAATAATGAATCTTTTGAATGGGGTGGGACAATTGGTAGTGAAGGTTACTCTGCTGAAGTCTCAGGAAGTGGATCAGGTCCTAGTCTCAATCCGCTGAAATTAAATACAACATCACATTTAACAAATTCAGATTTTGAAACTTGGACGGATGCGTCTACAGTGGGTACATGGGTAAAGAATGATGATGCTGCTGCTAGGAGTGCATCACCGTACAAAGGTACGTACGCCATGTCCTTCGTGGGGGATGGATCTAAGGAGTGGGACTACACCCAAGCTTTAGTTGCAGGATCTATAGAGCGGTATCGACGATATTGCCTAGCCTTCTATGTCAAAGCAGAATCTGGGATTGGAGCAGGGACGCTAGAAGTTAAATTCATAGGGACTGGGTTTACTGCCAGTTCTTCGGAAAAAGTCACAATGAATGCTTCTACCCTATCTTCTACTACTAGTTGGACTCTGAAACACATGTATATAAACATTCCAACTGTAATTCCTTCCGATTTTGCAATATCTATCACCCTCGCAGGAGGATTGACTACAGGAAAAACTGTATATATTGATGAGCTCCAATTCGGACCTGTAGTGTATCATGGGGGAGTTAATGCAGTTGTTATCATGGGGGCTGGAGTATTTAGAAAAGATGATACTTTCAGCTACACCGTTAGTAACAGCGATGCAGGAAAATTTCAAACTGTATTCAGAAAGGGACTCGGAATTCAACTTCCTTCTGCAGCGAGTCCCTCTATTGCAGATTCTCTAGCCTCTGATTAAGGAGTCTCCGTTGCCTAAAAAATTTGATCCGAACTATCACGTAGCAAAATTAAATCGAAATGTTTTCTCTGTCATCATGCAGGCGAAGCCTACACCAGCTAAGTGGGAGCAATGGTTTCTACTAACTTCTGATAGGCATTGGGACAACCCCAAGAGCAATCATGAGATGCAAATAAAACATCTTAAACAGGCTCGGGAGAGGCAGGCTGGAATAATTGACTGCGGCGACTGGTTTTGCGCAATGCAGGGCAAATATGACCCCCGGTCCAACAAGGCTGATCTTCGCCCAGAACATCAGGTTCCTGAGTACCTAGATGCTCTTGTGAACACCTCCTGCGATTTCTTTGAGCCTTATGCTGACCAGATAATCATGATTGCTCGAGGTAACCACGAAGCCAACATCCTGAAAAGGCAGGAAACGGATCTCATTGAACGAATGACAGAACAGCTGAGATTCCGTACTGGCTACAAAATACATAGCGGTGGGTACTCGGGCTTTATTCGATTCGCACTTCATGATAAAGGTAAAAAGACTGTAGGTCGAACCTTGATACTCCACTACAGCCATGGTGCGGGCGGGGGCGGTCCTGTGACCAAGGGCGTAATCAAAACAAATAGGAAGGCAGTGTATCTTCCCGACCCCCATATCGTAATTAGTGGACATATCCATGAGTCATGGAAGCTCGATCTGGTAAGATTAAGATTAGGTCGCAACAAAACATATCACGACGTTCAAACTCACATCTGTATTCCTACTTACAAAGAGGAATTTAAGGATGGCTTTGATGGGTGGCATGTGGAGCGAGAAGCCCCACCAAAGCCCATCGGTGCATACTGGCTGAGGTTGTTCTTTCAGGACACCTCTGACGCTATGCAGAAAGGTATCCAGTACGAGATTATAGAGGCACGGTGATATGAAAGATAAGTTGAAGAATGCTTTAAACTTCATCCTAGTTTTAGTTTTAGCTGCATCCATCTGGCTTGGGGAATATCGAGTTCAGAAAGTGGAAAATCAAATAGCGATAACCACATCTCAAGCAAATGCAAATACGCAAATGGCTAATCAAGCAGTTATGATGGTGCAGAACTTCTACGACCATGGTCCAGAAGAAATTGTTAAGCTAGTGCGGGCTGTTAAATGTAACTGTGGTCAAGATAAACCAGCTATCACGACAATTTATGATGACTAGAAGACGGAAGGGAGATCGTTTATGGAGTACAGTTCGACCATACTTCTCTCCTCATGCGAAGCTTCCCAACTAACTTCTTTGGCAGCATAGGCTAAAGTGTCAATAATATCATCACTTTGTTGTGGGTGAGCAGTCCATGTGAATAGCTCTTTCTCACAATCCCCTAGCCAACCTGCAGTTTGAGGTAACCAGATCTTGCCCTGCTGCATACGATTCATGGCATCCGTTGCACGGACAAGTTTATCGTAGTGTGGGTGTACAGGTTTAACGGGGAGCCCACATTTTAGAAGCATTTGGTATGCCCCCTTACCAAGACCTGAAGATTCGCAGACAAAGTACTGGGGTTGCCACTTTTTGTACACATTCCTAACTTCTTGGAGAATGTCAGGGATCTCTTTACGGAATCTACGCATGTCGAGCCAGACAAGATTGTAGTCTTGGGTCAAACCAAAGGTAGAGATCACGGTATAACTGGCTTGCTTACGCCAAATATCCTTATCCCCCGGTCCCTCCCTCGACGAGGCAGCAGGATCTATTGTTGCAAATATTTTCTGGAGGGAGTCGATAGGATGAGCTTCGCCCTTTCCATCCTTACCCATACAGAGATTTGGTCCTCGAATACTGTAATATCTCGCCCAATCTCGGTTAAATCGAGAATCTGCACTGACTCCCCAGTCTCCTGCCTGTAATTGGGCTCGAGTAACAGGGTCGAGTTGGTCTAGACCGATGTTGTACTCGTCTTGATCGAGAAAAGGGTTGTCTGAAATGTATGCAGGGATGTAGGGTCGGTCAGGATGCCTGCCTACATAGCGTTCTTTGGTGGGATCGTCTGGATCGGGAGATGGACCAATGTCGAATCGATCACGAACCCATTGGTGACCTACGCCACCGGGGTTGGAGGCAGATCTCATCCTGATTGGCACTGAGGAACGTAAATCGCAGTCCTTACAGGTCGGATCTCGGTCATTTCCGTGTTCAGGACACCGATTACGCCTAATTCTGGAGAAAAGGTAGAGATAATCGTCTTCCCAGTGCTGTGTGAGCTCGTCAAACGCACAGTACTGCAGTTCTATGCCCTGATAGCGTGTGTAGGCGTCAGTCTTCCCAATGTAGCCAAACGTCATTTTGGAGGGCTCTGCGGGGTTCCCATTGCTGTCGTACGTGGGGAAGTAATAGGTGTGCTCGCCAGCATTCCATTTGGCAGGGGTATTTGATAGCCAAGCATGGGCTCGGTCGAGTAGGGCGCCGGGTTGTTTTAGGTCAGAAAGGGTTTTTCGGAAGATCATGGCTGCGTAGCCGGGCACGTCGACGTATTGTAGAGCTCCCATGAGCAAAGCGTCCGATTTGCCACCCCCCGCTGCCCCCCCGTAAAAAGCTTCTCGATGAGGAAGCATCAAATACGCTAATTGTTTGGCTGTCGGATCATGAGGGATGTAAGCAGTCCATTTGGGGCGTAAACCATGGAATACTGTGTCTTTATCTTTTATTTGATCCAGAAGACCCATACCATGCTCCGTAATTTTCTATCATAAGGTCAAGATACTTCTTCGCTTTGTGAAGATCCTCGATCCCATTCTTATCTCGATGCCTCGATACATATTTTAAGACATTGCCCTCGCACGGGTCGAGATCTAAACCCATGATGGCTTGGATCGTCTCTATTGATCCTCTGGAGTAGTGTTTAGGATGGTCTACACGCTCCCCGAGTCTTTCATCAGTGAATTCAAATGCAGGAAGATCTTCCCACTCATCTCTATTGGACATAAGGCTTGGCATACCCCCGCTCAATCATAATATCGTTAATGCACTCGTCATCCATGTACAGGGTGACTATGTATCTACCGTACTTACCTGTACGATCTTTGTATGTCTGACAGGCAAATTTATGATCCCCATCTATAAGGTGCGTGAGGAAAGCTTTGGACTCGAGCCCTTCGTAGCGAGTGAATCCTCGGAGTTCAGGAGCGTCTATCCCTGAGAGTCGACAAGGCTCCGTAATCGAAATATTCAACCCAAGATCAATGTCCAACACTATTGTGTCTCCGTCGATTACTCTCTGGGGAGTACAACGGTAAAAGTAGAACAATTCGTCTTCGTATATGGGTGGTGGGGTGTCCATCTCTCCCTCGCTAACGCTTCGGTCGTATTTATAAATTAAGTACTAAATTTGGTTAGTCTTTTTTCTGGGGAGAAGGTTGATCCTTCTTTCTTTGGAGACGAGCTCTCCTCTTCCAGAAAAGAATATGTCCCCAGAACTGAAGAAGTGTGGCAGCTTCGTAGCCTGAGCCCAATATGTGTTTTGAGATGGTAA